CTTAATCCTTCCTTGAGGGCGCCAATCACGGCCGAACGAATGGCTTGGGCCATTTGCCGCTCAGCCTTGACCATGCTGGTGATAAAGCCCTTTTCGAACCCTTCGGCCGCAAATTTGCCAAGCTTTCCTGTCTCTTTAGAGGGGCTTGCAATACCAAGAGTGTCTTTAATGGCCCTGATCAAGCCAATGCCTAAATCCGCTGCGGCAGCCCTGATCTTTTCGTCTCCACTTTGCAAACCATTGAGCAAGCCAGCAATCGAATCTTGCCCTACCTGGCTTAGGTCTTTCGCAATCTTTTGTTTATTATTTGCGATTCCTTCTTGAAATGCCAAGAAACCGGCGTCTGCAGCGGCTCTGTAAAGTCGCTTAATTTGATCTGGCTTTAACTGCTTGAGAGCCTCTTGAGTGAAGCCTTTTTGAACAACTCCCGAAGCTCCACCACTTCCTCCGCCCGAAGGTAGATTGCGCAGCGCTTCAGCAAGTTTTTGCGCCTTAAGAATTTCTGCGCTTAAATTTGTATTAACCTCAAGGTCGTACCTTCTGCGTCGAATGTTTGCGCCTAACGCATTCAGCTCGTTTTGAATTGCTCGTCGATCAAAGCGAACGTTGATCGGCAAGTTGTACCCAGCCGCCGCTTGTCCAAGCCCAGAAAGCTGCTGGCGAAAAAATGCCAGGTCAAGACTTACCCTAAGTTTCAGATCGGCGTCTTGAACTGCCATTCTCAAATCCCTACCTTGTCAATTCTATAATCATTGGTCCTGGTTGCGGCTGCTGAATGTCTTGAGCTCGTCAGCAAGCAGCGCAATCACTCTTCCATCCATTCGTCTCTGCTTCATCAATCGTTGCAGCACGGTCATACTTTCACCAGTGACGCTCTCCTCTTTTTGAATTTTCTTAACGTCAAACGGCAAAAAGTAGTCGGCCTTAATCGAACCCTTCTTGCCGCCCATCATGGTGGACGCCATTGCGCCAAACTTTGCCGTCGCAATGCTTTGAATGTTGTACTTCGCTATGTCGTGCTTCTCCAGATATTTCAATGCAGCCTGAACATCTTTTAGCCTTTGTCTCCCAAAATTTTGCGAGCTCCAGCGATCATCCCTAAAGTCCGAAGACACAAGCCGAAAATACAGCTCATTCCAATTTGTCATTGAGGCCAGAAACTTCCTGGCCTGGGCTTCTAGCTGTTCTGCGATGGAGGAGAATTCCTCTTCGACGCTTTTTTTGCTTCTCCGGCCTCCTTCATTTCTGATTCTTGCTCAGAGCTGATAAATTCAACCACCTTGGCAATAATGCGACGTGGCAGCGCATTGGTGTCTTCTGTGCTCCAATCTCCAGTATCACGCCATTCCCCATCGATCAGCCCTTGTCCGCGAGAGCGAATAAAGGCAGTGACCATTCGCGCATTGGTAGCTTCAACAGAAGAGCCGCTTGTCAGCATGCTCAGGGTTTCTTCCGTAAATTCGGAGAGAAGCTCTGCCTCGCTGATTGTGCTACCTCCGCCTTGGAGTAGGGCAAAAGCTTCGTCCAGGCTGATACCCTTTGAAGTGGCGATTCTTTTTGCCAATTGCACGGCCTTGATAGTTGCCTGGCTTTGAAGCTTGCCAATTTCTTCTTGCTCAATAGCTTCGGCAACAAGCCAGCCACCAAACTTTTTCAGGCGCAAGCCAGGCAGGAGTTCACAAAAACCTTCTTCCTTGGTCTCCAGCAGAAAACTGTATTTGCTCATGATCAAGAATGTTAAGAAGAGCGTTGAACACCTTCACTCGCTCAAAACTAGAGCGAAACTGAGGCGGTATTTCAACGAGAAACGAGTGGTAGTCGTTCGCAATTCTAATGGTCGCCTGTCTATGGGAAATAAGGCAAAGGATGCCCACTTCCATTGCGGTGCCATCAATGCTGTTGTTTATTGCATGAACCAGATTATCAACGCTATGCAAATAGTCGATTTTCATTTGCCCATCGATGTGCTTCTAATGCGAGAAATAAGTTCTCTGCGAAGAGAGCTAGCTTGAAATTTGGCGCCTACAAGAAAAACGTCTGTCCACGGACGAGGGTTCCCATAGTTTGCACCCTCTCCCTCGTGAACGTAATAAGCATATGGACGCCCGGAGCTATTTTGGGCATCCCAATGCCAAGAGGCGGAAACATTGACGCCGCCTTGCGAAATGGAAAAGCTGTTCCTACCGCTTTCGTATAGATCGCCGTAGTCATAAATATCCCGAGGGGATCCTGCTTCTTTGATAGGGGCTCCAGGGTTGCGCCTAGTTGTTTCTCGACCATACGGCCAAATTGGCTCCGTGAATTGCTCTTGAAAATACTCATTGACATCTTCTCGCGCCCAATCAGAAAAAGCCTGAGTCAATTGAGCTTCAAGCCTTTTTGTGCTAGACAGTGTTGCCCCAACGATAATCGCACTCATGCTGAATAAAGCGGACGAAAAATAAGATCCGGGATTGAAAATCTGCAGCGCTCGTAAGCTATGTCGTCGCCCGGGAAATAGCGAGGGGTGGCATCTGGAAACCTTCTTACCATTCTGTCCATAGCCTCTGCAATTTGCTTGCCATCTGGATTGTATTGAACCAATACAACTTCCCATACTTGTGTAACCTTGACAGTGCCACTTATCGGAGAGGCCGGAAGGAGCTCTGGATACTGCCGCATTGTCACCTCCAGGCCGGTCACCTTCCATTCGCTTGGCACACTTTTTTGGCCAACAACATAAACAGCGGGAATTGTAGTATTGTTTGGCAACACGTAATTGCCGACCAGGCTAGGTGCGGCGCTCAAAAGCTCTGTCACAGCATCGCGCAATTCAAGAATATTCATAAAAAAACCTCCCCGTAAGGAGAGGCTAGCAAGAAAACAAGTCGACGGATCAGTTGGGCGCCGTCGGAATAATGCTGCCAGAGCTGGTTGCTGACTGGTGAACGCCAATGCGTCCGCGACTGGTCAGATCAAACGTAACCTCCACAAGGTTATCAGCAGGGTAGCTTTCGTTGTAATTCATGACGCAAGCAGCAAATGCCACTCGGTCGTAGTAATAAGTGTTACCCGAAGCGCCAAGTTGCTTGTTGATTTCAACGTACACTTCGTAAAACTTGTCGTAGCGAGCGGTTGAAATTACCTGGAAAGCCTCGTCAAAGCTATCGGGCACAAAAACGGTGCCATCCACATCCTTCTGGAAATACGAAGTAATCGAAGCTGTTGCTTGACTCGTCGTGATCACACTGTCTGCAAAGCCGCCACCGCCAAGGAGGTAAAACTCTTGGTTGTTGTCATTGAAGGCCATTGACGCGGTGGTCACGCCTTGCATCGTGTACAGAGTAGGAGCGCCGCTAACGGTAAAGGTGGCGCCGCTTTGTGTGATCGTAGGACGAACAGAATTGGAAGGGATAGCGCCAACACGCAGGATAACGTCTTGGCTCTTAACCAGTTCCTGGGGAGAAAAAAGTGCCATGGAAAATCTCGGTAGAAAAAGAGCGATTAAGCGTTCAAGACGCTTCCTTTGCCAACCAGTCTAAAGATGCCCCTGATTGGCGTGCCGAGAAACTGCCAATAATGATCGGCAATTTGCTCGTTTGGCAATAGCTCAAACCGCCCCTCCCTTCCATTGATTGTTGCAGCAGCAGAGCTTCCAGGAGTGACTCCCGACAGGGTCAATGGACCAGTCAGCCGCCCTTCCATGTACACCGCTGTATTATCCGCACCAAGCAAATAATCGAAACGAGGATTTTGCTTCTGCTTCAACGAGGCGTAGTAGGTGATACCAGTGGCAGTAGCCACATAGTTACCAGTGCCGCTTTCGACCACGTACCCAGACGCCACCTGCCAAACCAGAGTGGCATTAGCAAGTGGAGCGAGCACGTTGGTCATACGACAAAGCCAATGGAAGAAGCACCAACGACGGTTTCAAGCATTCGCTTAAACTCTTGGCCGTATTGAGTGGCCTCAAGTCCTTTGCCATACACCTTGCCATCTGTAGCTCCAATTTGGATGCCCATTTGAGCAAGTTGAATGGCGATGATATGAGCGGCTAAATGTTTTGTTGCGCGATCGGCCTGGTCGCCAAACACGTCGCCCACATCAGCCGTTGCCTCGGTGATGGCCCCATTCACGATTCCCGATGGATGGGGAGTGAACTCAGGAAAACGCTCGAGAAAGCTGGCGTAGGTAACAGCCATAATCAGGCTTTTCCAATGCGAATGGCTTCAAGGCGCTTGCTGATGGCATTGCGCACCCTTACGCGACCCTCCACTTTTTTCCATTGCTGGAGCTGATCTTCGTCGTGCATAATTTCAATCATGCGGACGGCATCAGAAAGTGGAAGACCGGTAAGTGTGGACACCTTTTGGGGGATGTCCTGAACAGTGGGGGTTTCTTTCAGTTCTTCAATGGCGCCAATTGCCATAAGGCGTTTGACAGTGCCATTGCTACGTGCTTGAGCCCATTTGGTCTCGGGCACGTCTGAATTCACCCCCGGACTGAGCTGGATCATACCGGCGTCAGTGATAACGCCGAGTCCCCCTTCACGAGGCGGATTTTCGAGCTCAGGGCGATAAGCAATCAACATTTGAATGTTCTATAAGAACTGCCAACAAGCTTAACGCCCCGATCACGTTCAGTTGTCTTGAACGTAGATAACGCTCTTGGGATAATAGAGAGCCACGCCACCAACACGAGCATGGGCAGGAACAATGAATTCCAGGCCACGCTGCTGGGGCGGGAACAGCTCAAGCGGTTGAGGAATGTGCAGTTGCACCTTTTGAGGATCGCGCTTGTACACCACCATGCGGTTCTTGTCCAGCACGCTGTTGTCGGCATCAAGCTGGTTGATGGGCTCAACGTTGCGGATGTAGGGGTTGGTGCGCAGGAAGTACTCCAGCACAGTCACATCCGAAGAGTCGCTATTACGGGTGGTGCTGACTTTGTTGTAGTCCTCATAGGGCATGAGGATGGTGTCAGGCTCTTCCTTCATCTTGGAGCCATTGACAATGGCAGTCACGCCATAGTTCAGCAGCTCAAGCATTTCCTGGGCGGTGGTGCCACTATCAGTGAACCACTTATCGGCAACCACAAGGTCAACCGTGGAATTGTTAAAGAAACCACCCAGGCCAACAGAAGCCTCGCCAAACATGGCGATGTCTTCCACCTTCTCCTCGTAAGCGCGGCGAACGGCAGAAGCGCGGCGCTGCTCAAGGGCGATGTTCGCCATCTGTGCAGCACGAAGCTCTTGAACGGTGTAACCAAACGAGCCACCGATCGAGCGGATGTTGATGCTCTTCTCGGTTTGGCTGATGTCCGCACGGGGCAGATCGTCAGCAGCGTCGGCAATCACCTTGAACTCACCAGTCGCATCCATGATGCGGTAGGTGAAGGTCTGGGCGCCAGGGCCAGCCTCGCTGGTCACAGGCAGGATGGTGGGGTATTTGATGTCAGCGTACTGAACTTCAAACACCTGAGGGCGGATGTACTCAAGCTGACGCTCGAGAAACAGACCCGCTTCGTCCATACGAAAATCAGACATTTTGAGGGCCTCCTATCAAGTGTCAGCGGTGAGGGTGAAAGCAGGACCGTTGAACTCAACAATCGCCAGGCCGGAACCGGTGACGGAAGTGAGGTAACGAGCGTTCGAAAGAACGGCGGTCTTGCCCGAAAGCGATGCGCTACGCAGTTGACCTGCATATTGCACGCCGGTAGCGGTGTGGATCACGCGCACTGCAGTGGCAGGGGTGACAGAACCATGCACATACATGGCGACGGCCCCTTCGTTGGCAACATTCATTGCCTGAGCAGCCTTTACGCCAGGACGGCTATTGGTATCTTCAGCGGTTTCGTCGACATAGGTGAGAACATTGACGCCCACCACGGTTTCGCCAGTACCACTGATGGTCTTAGCGGAATTGGCGACAGTACCACCACTTGCATAGGTGACGATGTCACCAAAAGGAATTACGGCACCAGTTTCGTTGATGTAGGTGCCAATGGTGTTGTCGCGGATGTCGGACAGTTGGCCTTCCAGGAGGGCGGTCAGCTCAAGCGAGTAGCTCTGCTGAACACCACCTGCA